TTAGCATATTAACATTACTTGCAATAGTAGGTAGTGTATTGGAATTTGTTTGTGTTTTTACTAACGATCCGTCAATAAACAGTCTTAAACTATTGTCTTGTCTAGCAATAGCATAGTGTTGAAAGTTATTAGCGTTTGCCGTATAAAAACTTGATGTTGAAGACGTACTAGTAAAATGACTAACATTTACTGTTTCTGTGCCTGAGTTCAATGCTCTAAAATTAACGCCCAGATATGGATCATAAGCTAATTCAATCTTAGTATCAGCATCTCCTCGTGAGACCATTGTTTTAGTATTAGACAGATCCTCAAATCTGAAAAATCCTTCTATAGTAAAATCATCCGTTTGAAAATCAAATTTAGGATTGTCAGATTCTGGATCAGAAATAGATACGGAGGAAGCACCATTAAAAAAGGCCGAACTTTCTCCAAACTTTTTTCTTCGGGTTCTTAAAGATGCTGAAGAGCTAACTGAAGATTTTTGAAAGTCATCTCCTACTAGTGAGCCGTCTGAGCTAGGACCTATTAAAGTTTTGTGACTTTCTCCGTCAAACTCTGTAATACTTTTTACACCGTTTAACGGTAATCTGGAAACAAAAACTTGTGACGTACCACCATCAAAAACCTCTGAATAGACATTACTTTTAATTTCTCTACCCACATAACTTTCTACTACAGAACAAGCGTAAGATATTAAGTTACTTAAACGAGTATCAAAAGTAGTACTGTTAATCTGTAAATATTCTTTTACTTCTCCTAGTTGTACGTACGGTACTGTCACAGGTTGAGCCATTTTTTACTCCTCTTCCGTACCAGCCTTTGATACTGTTGTCTCAGTTACAACTTTCTTTTTAGAAAATGTTCCCTCCATAGACCTATTAGATACTTTAGGTTTTACTTCTGGGTTTCTTCTTTTTTTCCAAAGCTCTTTCATCTCATCATGATTAACCGAGTAAGAATCTAAAGTTAGAATAAATTCTTGATAATCATCAATGGATAATAGCCTCTCAATTGGATCAACTTTTGCCATATTACTCTCCTTATTAGTAAAATAGGGCAGGCGTTGAACACCTGCCCTGTTGTATTAAACGCCTGGTTTATTATATAGGTATTATATATTAACCAGCTGAGATATTACACGCGAATGAATACGTGCTGCTCAAGGTTGGCGACGCGGCGGTTCCTGCAGTTGTCATTGCCTTGAAATCAAAGCGAGTTGACATATACATTGCAGTAACCTGCTGGCGTGGCTCATACTCGCTCTCAATTTCCATTCCACGTCTTTCACCAATGACGAATCCTGGCTTATAGACGAGAGATGCGAGAACGTTATGAGTGGTACCTACGTTATCCATGAACTCAGAAATAACGACTGGAATACCATAGATAGCGCCAAGAGCACCAGTTAAGTAAGTAGCGTTAGGTCCAAACTTATCAACAGTACGGAAATCACTTTCAGCTACGAGAGAGTTATAACCCTCAACAGAAGTGATAAGTACTAACTGATCGCCAAGCTGGAGACCATACTTACCAAGAGTTGCGCGAGCATCAGCGATCTGAGCAGGTGCAGCTTTAGTAGACGAGCTACCAGTCTGCTGCTCAAGAGCGGCTGCGTTAGCAAGCTTAGTAATACCAGTAATCACAGAACGGAACCCAGTACCACCAGTAGTGAGCGCCTGATCAGAGTTAGCATTAAAGCCACTTAAAGCGCCGTTACCACGAAGGATAGCTTTATCGATAGCACGGGCAATACGACGAGTCGTAGAAGCACGTAGGAAGTCGATAAGAGGAAGAATAGTATCTTCTTCTTCATCCTTAGCAATATGAGTTGAAGTCATAAACTTATGCGGAGTTAAGTCTACAGACTTGATCTTATTCTGGAAAGAATTCGGCACATTAGTACCGTCTCCAATACCTGTTGCATAAGTTCCGTTAGCAAACTGTGCAACATCATCAGAAGACCCAGAGGTTCCGCCGTTATCTTCATCAGCAACTGGAATACGGAAAGTTTTTGCATCCACACTCAAGCGCTGGAACATTGGTGCAACAACAAGCTGCTGCTGCATTTCTTCGTAGATATTGGTAGAGAAGTTAGAAATAAAGTTCTCTCCATGTCCAGACTGGACAATAGCTTTCATACGGTTACCATACGAAGTATCCATAGGATCGCGTTTACCAAGAGCATAACCAAGCATCACAGCATTAGCCATTTCCTTCTCGGAATATGGGTTTTCTTTACGCTGAGACTCTTGGAATACCATCTTGCTGTTCTGAAGTGCAGCAATCTCTTCACGGTATTTTTCCATTTGAGCTTTAAGTTCTGCAACTGCTTCACTCTCACGAGGGGCATAAGCTGCTTTCTCTTCAACAAGCTCTTGTCTATCTTTAGCATCTGCTTCAGCCATAATAGCTTCACCAGTTTTTTCAACTAATTCGGCCACTCTAGGCTCTTGTACCTCAATAGTGGCGGCTTTAGCTTCTGCTGATTTATTTTCGGTTGCGCCAGTGTCAATTGTTAGCACATCACCTGCAGTTTGAGTAGCCATATCGTCTTTCTCCTTTTCTTCGATAATCGCATGCCCGTGTAACTTAAGGGCAAGATCTCTTTGATCATTTTGATTTGTTTTCTTAAGTTCTGAAATCATTGAATTTAAATAGTTTGCGAAAACATAGTCTGAATCTGACCAGTCATCCCCACTTGATTTTAAATTAAGGATTTTATTAAGTTTTTCTTGGTTTTCATAGTTTTCTGCAATATTTTCATCGTTCTTTAACTGGAATAAATATTGCTCGTTTGCAGTATTAGAATCACTATATTCTGATTTAATCTGTTCTCTAATTGAATCTGTTAACCTTGGAGTTTTTGTATTGATAACATGAATATCGTATTTAGTATCAATGTCCCAAGTATTAACGACAGCAATTTCTTCTGCACTTATTGTATCTATATTATCTACTGATTTTCCGTTTACGTCAACCTCTAAAAATTTAAAATTTGGAGATTCGGCAGTAGCAATTTTAGTAATTTTAAATCTTTTTCCTTCGTATTTAACAAAGGAGCCAGCATTCAATGAAGAAGTTTCGGCAGACAATAGATTTACAAAAGGAATCGGCTCCATTGGATCGGTTTCCTCTAGCTCTTCCTCTTCATCAGAAAGTTCTAAAGTTGTTTCCTTTTCCACAGTTTTAGTCTCTTCAAGAGACTCTTCTGCTTCTGTTGCTTTTTCTTCTTCAGTGAGATCTTCGTTTGAAGAACCTTCTTCAGCTTTTTCTTCAACTTCAATCGTCTCTGTAGTTTCTACAGTGTCAACAACTTCTGTTTCAGAAATGGCTTCAGACTTCTCTTCGACAAGGGTATCTTCTGTATCCATTTCTTCCTCACTTTCTTCTGTTTTAAAGTTCTTAACAAAATTCTCATAATCAGAGTCTCCGTCAAAACTTTTTCTAATACTAAAGAGGGAGTTTTGATTAGCAGGAACACTAACCACACTAATCTCTAGTAATTCTACATCTGTAATAGTCATAGAATCTGTTTTTTCGTCGTATTTACCGTCCTTAACTCTGAAGCCTACAGAGAAACTTTTTAAAGCACCGTCTTTAATTAGTGTTTGTACTCCATGAAGTTTTTCCGCTGCCTCACTAACAAGGGCATCGACGTAAATTCCTTTTCTGTCAACAGTAACTTTATCAACTTTTCCGATAGGTTGGTCATGCTTATGTTGATATAATAAAACAGGGTTTTTTCTATAGTTTTCTACGCCTTTAGCCCAAGCTTTGGCAGTAACTACATCTCCTACCCTGTCTTTATCTGTAGTATTAGCATAACCTGCAATTTTCAATCCTGCAGACTTACCTAGTCTTTTAGTTTCAAAATTACTGTTTAAATAAAATGTTTTTTCCATTATTTATCCTTTACTCTTCGCTAGCGCCTGAGTCTTCAGGTCTTCCTCCGATGCCTGGGTTAACAGCGCTTCCAGTTATATTCTGAGGTATTCTAATCTGATTATTTTCTTCGCCTTCTAAATCTTCGAATCCGAGTCCTGACCTAGCTTCGTTAACTGTGATAATTCCAGTATTAACTAATGTTGAATAGTACATTGCTTGCGTTTTATTATCAGGCTGTAGTGCAGAAATAGAAGTTTTATCAGGTCTTATGACTACCCCACCATTAAAATAATGAGAAAAAGCACTACAAAATAAGTTTAACAAAGGTATTACTGTGTGATTATAAAATAATACTTCGTTAGCTGCTATGTTTGCGTTATTTCCACTTTTTAATAACACGTAAGGAACTCCAATTGATTTTGCAATATCTTGCTGGATTCTTTCAATTGAGTTCTCAAAATCTAGCTCGGTAAAGTTGATGTTAGAAAATCTGTCAATTTTCAGACCACCATCTAGAATAGCCGGATTTCTAGCTCCTTTAAACAGCGAGGAATAGTTTGATCTCCAAGCCTCTAATAGTCTTTCTTTTACTTTAGGGCTTAACACATTATCAGTTTGTAAAACTAGGCCCGGAACAGCATTATTTTTAAAGAACAATCTTTGAAACTCTGTCATCTGATAGTATAGTTCAAAGAGTCTTTCTAAGTTCTTTAATCTACTAACTCCTCTAAAAATACTATCTTCATTATCAGATTTTACATGTATTACTTCGTCAGGAGTAAATGTGATTCTTTCTTGTTTTGTAGTTTGGCGTTGCCCGAAACCAAAATAATCAGTTGTAGCATTGTGAATTAAATAATTGTAATGACTAACAAAAGTTTTTGAATCGGCAACCACTTCTACGTCGTTCGCGGGAAGTAAATACAATCCACCGTTCTCTTTATCATAATAAAAAAATGCATTACCGTCAAGATAAAAATCTAAAATTGCCCTTCTGAACAAACGTACTCTATCCTCAAAAGGATTAGGTTTGGCGTTCATAATTTTGTGAAGTTTTTTAGCTGCACCTCCTTCTACTATTAGAGGTACGCTAGTTGCTGCATTTACAATAACTTCAATAGACCTATGAACAATTTCAATTTCACGGTACGCAGACTCAAACTCTACAATTGTCTCTGGTAGATTGTAGGGATCTTGAGCTGCTATGAACGGTTGAGCCGGATTGAGTTTTTCTACTATCCAATCTTTAATTGCCATTGTGTTTCTCTTTTTGAATATTTATCCAGTTTACAATTTTATTATCATAGGATATAGGATAAACTTGACCATATAAATTATGAAGTAATCCGTGATGATAACTACATAATGTGTATAAATTATCATTAGTTAAATATGCAGAATAATCTTCTTTAAATTTAACTCTTATATTTTTAATGTACTCTACATCTTCTATTTTGTCAATTTTATTTTCTTTACACCATCGATGAAACAGCTCAGAAATAGAGTATATGTGATGTAGTTCTAATTTGTCTTTAGAACCACAGATATAACAACACTCGTCATATTTATACTCTTTTTTAATATAATCTCTGACATATTTTATTGGAATTCTTTTAAGCATAAATACTAACCTGTCCTCTTAGATTTGAGTAAATGGCATACCTTATTGCATCACAACAGTGAGATGTCCAATCATGTACAGGTTTTTGTTTTTCTGTTCTTTCATTCCATCTATAGGCAGCAATAGAGTCAAAAGAATGTCTAGCGTTATCTATATCAAAAACTATTTTATCATTATCAACTAAGTTTTGTATCGCTAAAATACCGTCATTAACACTTTTTTGAGCATTTTCACAATAAATATCATAGTCATAAGCTAAATCTGCTTTTGTTTGTTGAGCAGCAGAATCAATATAAATAGTATCAATATCCCATCTATCTGCAATTTCTTTAATATGCTCGGCGTGAGTAGAGGTAGTACCTTCTTTTGCTACATATTCATCAACTACATAAAAATTTTCATCACTATCTTTTGCTAATACCACAAAAGCGGTTTCATCTCTATAACCAATATCTAACCCGCCTAAAAATTCATACCTGTAGTCTCCAGGGTTAATTTCTTCTATTTGTCTTAGATGTCTATTCTCATCTATATTGTAGATTTTTCCTTCTAGAGTTACCCAGTCACATTCATATTCTTGCCCAAATAGGTTTTTACTCATACTTCTACGAGCTTCGTCGATATCCTCTTGATTCAGTAAGGGATTCGCTCTCCAGGTAAATCTAGTGCTTCCCCACTGCTCAAATTCTGGATCTTGCCCTCTTAAATAGTATTCGTATAAATAATTGCCTTTTCCTCTGGGAGTAGATATCCATAAACATCTAGAGTCAGGAAAGGTTGATAGAGCAGGTCTTAAATCTCTTGTGAAATACTCGTCATTAGGAATAATCGCCGCCTCATCTACTATCAGTAAATTAGCAGCTCTACCGATTAAGCTATCTCTATTATTAGCTGATAACAATCTAAAAGTGCTACCATTTACAAGTCTGATAACTTTATCTTTTTGATTAAAACGATCAGTTTCTAACTGTAAATCGCGAATAATTTGTGTAGTATAGTCCCAGATAATTGAGGATAGAGAGAAGTTAGGAGCTACTACCATTACTTGCGTACCAGGCTCTAAAAGTTTTGCAAAAGCTAAAAGGGCTGCTGCGTATGACTTACCTGTTCTTCTGGCAGAAATATGCACCCAAAATCGGTGAGACTCAAGACCTTCTACCATTCCCCATTGGCTTTCATTCAGCTTTAAATCAAGCTGATTAACCATTGGAACTTTACGCAAAAGTTTCTCTAAATTAATTTTAAAAAACTTATCTTCTTCTATCATTTATCTAATCATGTTTAGCACTGTATAGATAAAACTTGTAACACCTGCAACAAACATACCCAAGAAGATCAAAGTTTTTAAACTTGATCTACCTTGGGTGGCTAAAATTTTTAGATCTTGAACTTCTTCAAAGGTATACTGAATTTGTTCTTGTAATCTTTCAAAATTCTCCATCATTTTTTCATAGCGCTCTGCGCATACAGCTTCGTGTGTAGATAACTCACGTTTTGTTTCTTGTGTTCTTCCATGGAGAGTTTCTACGTCTTTTTGAAGCTGATCTAATTCTCTTTCGGCACTCATTCATTTTCTCCAAAACTCCCCCTCAAGTTTTAATTAATAACCAGCAGCTACTTGAGCGTCCCACCAATCATCAGCCATTGCAATTACCTCTGCCTCAGTCATGTCAGTCATTTCGCCAACGTTATTAGGATCTTCTTGTTGAAACGTGTTAGCAGCATGCATAGTCGTCATTCTTGTTCTAAATGTGTCTTTAGTAAATTTTGTTAAAGTGCTGGGAATATAGTACTCTACGCTATCACTTATGCATCCTACATAAGTATGATCAGCAGGGTTATACCATTGACCGCCTTCATCAATCCAGATAGGGGTAATTTTATTATTAGAGCGTGCTCTTAGTTTATGTAATTTGTATTCTACAATCATGTTAATTCTCCTCTGAATTATCGGTAGATTCATCAGTTAAAAATAGTGCATCGCTGTCATAATGATCTCTTAGACCTTGTAGCTCCATTCTGACTTTATCAACTTGAAGCTGGTCAAGAAGCTTAGTACACATATCATCTAAAAACTCATACATAGGCTTAACAGTATAGTCTTCGATTTTTTGTTCATATTCTAAGTACGCAAGCATATCTAAAGTAATTTTTCCAGGATTAACTCCTATTTGCTCTAAATATTCTTGCTCTCCTTTAGTAATACGTCCAGACTGTCTTACATCTCTTAAACACTGAACCATACTTCTTTTAAGATGGGAACGTGCTTCTTCTTTTTCAAAATCTTCTTCGGTGTAATCACTAAATTTATCTTTTAAATCATCGTATAGGTTAGAAAGAGTCAATACATCTTTCATTGCTCCCTCTACATATTTCATTCCATTAGCCATACCACTTTTTAGTTGGGCAATATCAATCTCTATTAACTGAGATTTCAGCGGGTCTTTTTCTTTGGCTAATCTTTCTTCTTTTTGTTTAAGTTTAATTTCGTTTTTTAAGTAGTTCCACTTAGCTTCTTCTAGTGCCTCTCTTTTACGAGTCATCTCAGCACTTACTTGACGAAGATTTTTCATAGGAGCTGCATAACTTAAATTAATATGTCTCCATGTCCACTGTGAGTGAGAACGGTTCCAAATTCTTTCTGTTTCTGCAACATTTGCAATAGCTAAATCAACTTTTTTTGCATTTTCAGCAATTGTTAATCCGCCAAAACTTTTTACCTCTGCTAAGTTTGTTGCCATAAAGACTTCAGCAATGGATTTTCCTCTTGCTTCTTCTGCAACATCTACTAAATCTTGTTTATTTTCTTTTTTAATTGTAATTTCGCTCATAAAGGCCCCTCACTTATATTAAAACTAATAGATAGTCTATCTTTTGTATTTTCGTTTGGTTCTACATAATGTTCTAACCATGATGGAAATATTATACATGCTCCTGGAGTTGGAGTCAAACCATAATTTTTAACTCTAATTCTACTGGCCTCTGATCTACCTGCAGGATTTACTAAAACTAATCTTCCTGAGTTTTCTGGAGTAGATATCCAGTATACACCACTTAACGTACCGCTATGTATGTGATGGGCGTTGTAAGAGTGTTTAGGGTTGATATTAAGCCACATAGAGTCTATTAACACAGGTGCTTTAATACGTTCACTGTAATCTTTAACAATGTTGTTACTAAGATTCGATATGGGCTCAATAAGAGGTTTTAAAAAGTCAGCGTGCTCTTGAAACAGTGAGTCTGCACTTTGCCAACCTAACTTATTAGAACGCTTCTTCCCCTCAGTATTATCTTTTAACCAGTAAGCATAATTAATTAGCTCCTGATTAAAAGAGCTATTTTCATCTGCAACCTGTATTCCCCATATAGGAACAGATAAGATATCTTCTTTAAACTCTAGATGATTCATTATCTGAAATGTGTATACCCTTGAACCCAAATAACTAAAGACCAACGGGTTCCTTTAGTGACCGGCATAACTCTATGTCTCATGTAACTAGGAAAGAGAACGACTGCTCCTCGTTCTTTAGGCATGCTAACAGGGGAGCCTTCATCAACTTGTAAATCTCCTCCTTCGTAGTCATTTGGGTCTGATAGTTGAACTACCATAGAAATTTTTCGTCCGTAAGAAGAGCCTCCTCCTACATCAATGTGCCAATCATAGTGTTGTTTAGTTTCATGACTAGTATACTCTAATAATTGAAGTCCGTGCATAATACCGGCAATCTCAAAATCAAAATGATTTTGATTAGTTACATCTGCAATAAACATCATTTTTTCGAATAAACCGTTAGTTTGTTCATTCATAAAAATGTTTCTTACATATACATCACGAGTCTCTCTACGAACCTCTCCTCCGTTTTCTCCAACAGAAGCAAACTCTGGATACTCTTTCTGTCCATAGTTGATAACCCAGTCACATTCATCAGGAGTAAAATATAATTCTTTTTTAGAGTGTTCTCGTGTATGTACAACAAATCCTGGAGTTCTAGGACGTTGTCTTGGAGCCATAAATTTTGCCATTACCCACCTACCTTAAATTCAAATTTTTCTGGAAGAGGTCTGCCTGACGGTCTAGAACTCAGCAAAGCCTCTTCTTGAGTTTTTAGCCACGGCTTTTCTAATTGTTGAGCCTGTTGAACATTTCTCTCTTGGTGCATCGCTCCTGTTTCTCTGTTATTAGGAATTACTCCTTTTAGAATTCCAAGAGTAGGACGACCGTCAAACCTGCATTCTTGAGCGTAAGGCCCGTTTGCATCTACATAATGAACAAATACTTGAGCTTGCCAATCTCCTTGATAAACAGGTCTCCAGTGAGGAACATCACATCCTCTATACAATAACATCTCTCCTACATCTA